CCGACCCGGCCAAGGCCGCCGAGTTCCTGGAGAACGCGCAAGAGGACAACATCAGCAGCCGCGCGAGCCAAGCCACTACGGCCCGCCGCGACAAAGTGCTTGCCGCCGCGCGCCAGACCGCCCAGCGGTTCCAGAGCCGCATGCTCGACGCCCAGGCGCAGGAAGGCGCTGCGCGCGCACGGCCGGGCGTCCGCGTGGGCCAGCAGCCGATCAGCACGGCCACGGCCGAACAGATGCGCCAGCGCAACCAGAGCGAGGCGTTCGAGGAGCAACTGTCGTCGACCGACGAGCGCGTGCTGGCCTCGCGCCGCCGGGGCCTGCTGGACGCCGTACTGGGGGACGCGACCACGCGCAACCCGCTGGGCCGCTTCACGGCGATGCTCAAGCGCAACGGGCTCGACGCGACCGTCAGCGCCGAGGAGCAGCAGCGCATTAGCCGCTACATGGACGCCAGGGCGGGCCTGACCGGCCAGGGCCAGGGTGAGCTGCGGCTGGAGGGCGAGCCGCTCGGCGGACGCACGCTGCCGACCGCCGAGCCGAATGCGCCGGCCACTGAGAAAGCCGGCCAGGGCCAGCCGAAAACCCAGCTTGGGCTGGACTTTGAGGGCGAGGCCAAGCCGGCGCGTGCAGCCAAGGCCGCCCCGGCGCCCGAGTCGGCGCCCGCCCCGGCGCCAGCCCCCGCTGCCGCCGAACCCAGCTACGACGGCGTCGCTGTCGAGCTGACGGTGGATGCGGGCGGCAAGACTCGCAAGCTGAAGATCGCGGATGCTGGCAAGAAGCTCCGCGAGCTGCGGACCAAGCGTGACAAGTACCAGCAACTCCTCGCCTGTCTTACACGTTAGACTATGAACATGAACGACCACACCAAACACGCCGTCGACGCTCTTGCCGTCACGACCACCGTCGCCACCGTGTTCCAGTGGCTCCCCGCCATTGCGGCGCTGCTGACGATTGTGTGGACGAGCATCCGCATAATCGAAACAGAGACGGCTCGCGCTTTTGCGCGCTGGGTCGCGGAGAAATGCCGTGGCCTGTTCGGCTGAGTACCACCGCGCGTACTACCAGCAAAACCGGGAGCGCATTCTGGAGCGCAACCGGAAGGGGGCTGTATGAGCCAAGACAAAATTCGCCTCGCCGTCGGCGCGCTGACCCTCTCGGGCTCCCTGCTGGTGGGCCTCGCCCTGCACGAGGGCTACCGGGGGCAGGCGTACATCCCCGTGCCCGGCGACGTGCCGACCATCGGGTTCGGCACGACTGGCGGCGTCAAGATGGGCGATACGACCACGCCCGAGCGCGCGCTCGTGCGCCTGCTCTCGGACGCGGATCGCTTTGCCCAGGCCGTGCGCCGCTGCGCGCCCGTGCCGATGTTCCAGCACGAGTTCGACGCCTACGTCAGCCTGACCTACAACATCGGCGAGGGCGCGTTCTGCAGCTCGACCCTGGTGCGCCGGCTCAACGCGGGCGACTACGCGGGCGCGTGCAAGGAGATTCTGCGCTGGGACAAGTTCCGGGGTCAGCCACTCAAGGGGCTCACTGAGCGCCGGCAGGACGAATACCGCGAGTGCATGGGGCAAAAGTGATCCTGGAGCACGCGCGCACCATCGAGCGCGTCCTGTGGGCGCTGATCGTCGTTTTCGCCACGGCGACCGCCGTGTCGTTCTACGTGCAAAACCAGAAGCTCAAGGTGCAGATCGCCGACCGCGAGGCGCAGATCGCCCTGGCCGTGGCCGAGGGCGAGGCGCGCAACCGCCAAATCGAGCGCGAAGCCAACGAGCGGGTCAATCAACTGGAGGTCGAATATGCCGCGAAGTCTCAAGATCGTGACCGCGCTCTGGCTGCTGCTTTTGGCCGGCTGCGCGACGCAGAAGCCCGTGCCGCCCGTAAGCCCGCCGCGGCTGCCCCCGCCACCTGCCGCGATTACGACGCCGGCCCAGACCGACTTTCTGTGTCTGACCGAGAAATTCTTGTACGGCTCGGAGCAGCAGCGAATGAAGTTGCTGGGCGACTTGCGCTCTGTCGAGCCTACGTCGATTCCCTGCGAGGGCTGGCGCACGCTTACGCGTTAGACGTACAATAGGCGATGGCTCTCAAGATCGCATCAGACGAGGAGCTGAGGGAGCTCGCTCTCGAACTCGGCGCAACCGTCGATTTCGGCGATGGGCGGGTGTTCAACGCAGCCAGCCGGCAGGGCTACTTCGATGGCGAAGTTCAACGCGAAACTGTCTAACTGCGTCAAGACGGCGGGCAAGTTCACCCCGTCCGAGATCGCCACGCTGGACGACGCGGCTGCGGCCTACGGCGAGGACACCGACGCCTACATCGCTGCAGTGCAAGACGCCATTGCCAGCACCGAGGCCATGATGGGCCTGATCCGGGAGCAAGCGCAAGCTGCCACCGCCCTGGCGCCCGCCGTCGAAGGCGCCCGCCCCGCGCGCCGCGTGAGCAAGGTTGAGATGGCCGACATGCAGGAGATCGACTCGGCTGTCGAACGCTACGAGGCCGCCCGCAAGCAGAAGGACGCCGACGAGGCCGCCCGCTGGCTGTACGGCGAGTCGCGCGAGAACGACAGCCCCCGCGTGCGGGAGTACGCCCGCCAGAAGTTCGAGGAGACGGTTGACCCGATCACCCGCGAGGGCATCGAGCGCACGCAGAGCAATGCGCTTGACCCCGACGGCAAAAACTGGAGCTACTTCGTCGAGGTGAGCGACGGCGCCCGCGGCGGGCACAGCAAGTTCCAGTACGGCCCGCACGACGACCTGCAGGCACAGGAGGGCCGCTACACCAACACGGCGATGAACGCCGAGCAGCGCGCTGAAGTGGAGCACGCGCTGGGCGACGTGGTGGCGAGCCCGGTCGGGACGCTGATGAGCCGCGCGATGAGCCTGATGGACGACATCGTCCTGACGGTGCACGAAACCGACCCCATCCTGGGCACCGCGTCCACGCAAGGGCGCTGGGGCATGGCGTACGTGGGCCTGCACCCGGACCTAGTGAACAGCGCCCAGGCCGGCGACATCGAGGACAAGAAGGCCCTGCGCCTGACGCTGGCGCACGAGGCCGTGCACGTGATCGACGCCAAGGCGGCCACCGGCGGGCGGGCGTTCGCGTCCGACAACCCGAGCAGCCCCCTCTACATCTCAACCACGGCCGCCCTCAACGACACCCCTGCAATGGGGCCGGTGAGGGAGGAGGTGCTCGACTACTTCTGGTTCGGCGAAAGCCACCCCAGCGTCAGCGCAGCGCTGGCGTACCCGCTTGCCGGCTCCACCCGCTCGACCGACGAACGCCAGATGGCGCACGCGCGCCGCGAGCTGCTGCCGCGCCTCGTGGAGCTGTACTACAACGACGCCGACACCTTGGCCGCGGAGCTGCCGCACGCTTATGCTCTGGTGGACGCGCTGGTCAAGGCCGACAGCTACGGCACGATTGGAGAGCTACTGAATGGACAAGGAGCGGGTAACACAAGCACTGGAAGCGTTCAAGGGTCGGTTCGGCGAGTATCCGAAAATCGGGCCGCGAATGTCGATGGACAAGTTTCTGAGGCTGATCGACCAGTCGGTTCGGGTGGGGGTGGTCGCCAAGGGCCTCCAGCGTCCCGACCCGCAGGTGAAGGGCAGCCGGGTAATTCTGGCGGACTGAACGACTTCAACATCCCCGAGCCGGACGAGTCCGGCCGGATGGGCTACGCCCTGAACACCGTCAAGGGCGCGCTCACCAACTGGCGCAACCTGCCGGGCGCCCTGGGCTGGCTGTCGCTGCGCCAGATCGCCGACCGCTTCAAGGCATACCCGAGCGTCAAGCGGTTCGTCGGCGCCTCCCTGCAGATGGGGCAGCGGGCCGAGCAGATCATGGCCGGGGCAAACAACGCCCTGAAGCCGTGGCGCAACCTGCCGGCGGACACGCAGCGTCAGCTTGGCCGCGTGATGCTCGATGCGACGATGGAGCAGGCGCACGTCGACCAGAAATGGGACAGCGAGGCCAACGCGCACCTGCGCGTGGAAGACCCCGACCTGCGGGCCTCGAACCGCCGCACCTACGAGCGGCTGCGCGCCGCCTACGTGGCGATGCCGGAGCGGGCTCAGGCGGTCTACAAACAAGTGCGCGAGGCTGGGCAGAAGCAGTGGGAGGCCCTGGCCGAGGCGCGCGCCACGGACATCATGCGCGCGTACCGGGAAGACCTCGCTCCGATCTTCAGCGACGCGGAGCTGCGCAAGCTCGTGGCCGACAAGAAAGAGCGCGACCGCATCGCCGGCCAGTTGAAGTCGATGCCGATGACGGTCACGCAGCGTGCAGCCACCAAGCGGCTGATCGAGCACGCGGAGACGAACTTCATGGAGCAGGCGGCCATGAAGGGGCCGTACTTCCCGCTGGTTCGCAACGGCAACCACGTGGTGGTCGCCAAGAGCGGCGAGTTCAACACCGCTGCCGACGCCTACCGCGCCAGCCGCGACAAGCTGCAGGCGCTCTACGTCCGCGACCCGCCGACGACCGAGGCTGAGGAGGCCGAACTGGACGGCGAGATCAAGGCCGCGCGCAGCCAGATGCAGGCGGCCAAGACGCGGCTCGATACGCTCAAGATCAGCGACCGGCACTACCTCGTCTCGTTCTTCGAGCACGACTGGGAGGCGCAGGCGTACAAGCGCAAGCTGGATGCCGACCCGGATGTTCAGAAAGCGGGCCTGTCCACGAAAGTTGAACAGCGCGTCCAGCATGAACAGCAGTTCGACGGCGCCAGCCCGCAGTTCGTGCGCAAGCTGGAGAACGAGATGGTGCGCTCGCTCGGCAAGGCCGACGCTGGCGCCGTGCGCAACGCCGTGCGGGAGATTTACCTGCGGGCCGCGCCCGACCGCTCGGCGCTGAAGTCAGAACTGCGCCGCCTGAACGTGCCCGGCGCGAAGTCCACGCAGATGATGCGGGGCTTCGCTGCGCGCAGCATGGGCAATGCGTTCCGCATCAGCCGCATGGAGTTCGGCGGCGAACTGCAGGACGCCCTGGCTGAGATGAAGGCGTCGGACAACCGCGACGAGGTGCTGGTCGCCAACGAGCTGCAGGCCCGCATGCTGTCGGCGTTTACCCCGCCGCAGCAGAACATGGTGATCGACTCGCTGGCGCAGATGGCTCACCTGACCTACCTGGGCCTGTCACCGTCGTACCTGCTGATCAACGCGGCGCAGCCGTGGGTGATCTCCGCGCCGATGATGGCCGCGCGGCACGGCTGGAGCCGGGCCAGCAAGGCGCTCGGCGACGCTAGCCTCGAAGTCATGACCAACGTGCGCGCGCTGCGGGCCGAGGAGTCCAAGCGCCTTGCCGACGCGGGCGACAGGCTGGCTCCGGTGAAGTCGTGGCGCTTCGACATCCAGCCCGAGCAGCTTGGCAAGACGGACGCCGAGCGCCGCATGCTGCGCGACCTGTTCAACAACGGGCTCATCAACATCACCATCGAGCACGACCTGGGCGCGGTGTCGCGCGGCGCGAACCAGACGCCGCTGGGCATGGCCTCGGAGTTCGCCAGCACCCCGGCGCACGTCATCGAGATCGTCAACCGCGTGGCGACGGCGCTCGCGGCGTTCCGGCTGCAGCAGCAGGCCGACCGCGACTTCCAGCGCAGCGTGGACTACGCGACGCAGGTGGTGGCCGACACGCACTTCGACTACAGCGCTGAGAACGCGCCGCGCCTGATGCGCAGCGAATCGCTGGGCGGCCTGGGCCGGCTGGTGTGGCAGTTCAAGAAGTACATGCAGGGCATGATGTTCCTGATCGGCAAACTGTCGAAGGAATCCTTCGCGGGCGACAAGGAAGCGCAGAAGGGGCTGGCGTACCTGACCGGCATGACGGTCGGCGTCTCCGGCGCTGTTGGCCTGCCCATTGCCGGCGGCGTGGGTGTCGTGTTCAAGGCCCTGGCGCAACTGTGGGAGGACGACGACGAGCCCGAGATCGGCCAGATGCTCTACAACGGCCTGCAGGACGTGCTGGGCGAGACGCGTGCCCGTCTGGTCGCCAAGGGCCTGCCGGCGGCCGTAGGCGTCGATCTGAGCGGCCGGATGGGCCTCGGCTCGCTGACCAACCCACTGCAGTTCGCGCAGATCGGCGGCAAGGAGGGCAAGGACTTGTACGGCGCGCTCCTGGTGGCCGCGCTCGGCCCCGCCAGCGGCATGCTTGCCAACTGGTTCGACGCCGCTAGTCTCGCCAGCACCGACCCGGTGCGGGCGTGGGGCGCAGTGCTGCCCAAGGTGTTCAAAGACCCGCTGCTGGCGATGGATCGCACGGACCGCGGCATCACCTCGCGCAGCGGCGACACGCTGGTGGGCGAGGATGAGTTCGGCCCGCTGCGCACGCTCATGAAGGGCGCGGGCTTCGAGTCAACCGACGTGACCGACATGTTCGACAACCGCAGTGCGTTCCAGGCCGCCAAGGGCCGGGCCGACGACGTGCGGCGCAAGCTGATCCGCGCCTACGCCGAGGCGCGGAAAGCCGGCGAGCCGACCGGGGAGGTCATGGACGACATCGCCGGCTTCAACCGCCGCAACCCGGACAACCGGATCACGATGGTTACCCTTCAGCGGGGGCTACAGACCCGACAGCAGGCGGCGCAGCAAACCAAGCAGGGTATCCGGCTGCGTCCTCAAGATACAGGCGTGCTAGATCAACTCGGGATGGACGAGGAAGACCTGGGTCCACGAAGCACCGCAGTAGTTGGTCGATGACCGGCTCCACCTGCTCGTCGCGGATGCGCAGCCGGCTGAGAGGCAGGTCGCCCCGCTGCGCGATGGACCGCGCCAAAACCCTCAGCGAGTCCCGAGCTAGCACGCTGAGACGCTGCCTAATGTCGTCGCGTGCGACGCTCTCGGGCGGCACTTCGATGGTTCAGCGGGCCTCCCAGCCCGTCCCCGGCAGGCTCACCTCCAGGGTGTACTGACGCGTCATGCGCGCCAGCCCGCCCCACCACGTCTGCCGTCGTGGCGAGAGGTTCTCGATCCGCAGGCAGTCGCGCACAAAGCACGCACGAGGCGTAGACGTAAAGCGCACGGGCACGCCGAGCAGTTCGCAGCCTCCGAGCAGGCTGGGTACGCGCGTCGGCTCCTGAACCCGTGCGTCTCTTACGCATTCATAGTTAGGCGCTTGCCGCGAACTCAAACAGTGAGGCTTGTCCACGGTTGTCGTCCATCGGCCGGGACGGCCTCGGCATGTCCTCGGGCAGCAGTTGCAGCGCAACCAACCCGCCTTTCGTCATGCCGCACTTCTTGAATCCCGCCCGCAGGTAGCAGCGGCCGGGGTCGCGCTTCTTGCGAGTCTTGGTCGTGTCCACGAAGGTAATCATCCCGAGCGCGGGCGCCGGCCCGTACTCGTCCAACGTCGCGGCCACAGCCTCGCGGATGAGTTCGCTACTCAGGTGCGCGCTCTCGTTCCTGAACGCGCTGCAAACCCATGCACCAGCCCATGCGTGCCGCACGTACTCCGCAAACGGCCAGCTTGTGATCCAGAACGCATCAAGTTCTGCGGTCTTCAGCACCAGGCAGCGGCCCGGGGGCGCGAACTGCGGGCTCCCGATCTACTGCCGGTTGTAGTGGCGGTCAGCCAGCGGCACTACTTCCGCATCCGCTCGGCGGCTCCGAATCCATCTCATGCCTACAGTCCTCCTTCAACAACGCGCCAAACACGCAATTCGAGCCGACTCGCTACGGCCTGCGGCCTTCGCTCACGGCTCAATTGCAACGAACAAGCGCGGCATGACGTACAGCCGGCGGGGCTCCCGGCCCTCAGCCCGCGCTCGCGCTATTTCCTGGGCGACCTGTGTCAGCAGGCTCATTGCGGTTCCTCTGGAGAGACACGACGTTGTGCGGGATTTGCCCCGTCTCGTCTTCGATAAACAGGCGGCCCTCGTCGATCTTGATGGCGGGGCCTTGCACGGTGCCCAGCGTCGTGCCCTTGGTGATGGTCACGTTCGCCTTGGTGTCGCCGCGCAGGGTGATCGGGCGCAGTAGTTCGTTGCGCTTCAGCTCGTTCATCAGCTCGATGTAGCTGAAGCTGTTCTCGCGCGCCCACTCCTTCATGGCGTCGACTAACAGGTAAACGTGGCGCGTGCTGGTGATGCGCCGCCCGGCCCAGGGCGCCT